AGCATGCTTACCAGCCGACAGCTTACCTCCACATTCGTGGATCAGACTGTTGTACTGGTCAATGACTGGCCGCTCAGCTACGATTAGAGCGTCATCGCCAAAGCAGGCGAAGACGGCCTTCCTAGTCGTTTGAGCAGAAGCCCTACCAAGGGCTTCGCGCCACCAGAACATGTGAACAAGGTTCAGAATTGACCAAGAGGTCGGGAGTCCCATAAGGATTCCCCGTTTACTTACCTCCGGGTCAGTTCTCTTTTCTGAACCCCGCTTACATTGTTCGGCAGCTGGCCAGTCAACGTTTTGGGGACCCGTCGCTGCTCGAAGTGCGACCTCCTCGGTAGGTGAAAACTTACCGGTTGAAAGGAGGCCGTCCACGAGAGCGGCAACAAGGTCCAGGGGTAGCAGGTCCGTCGCAGCAGTTAAGTCACTGCTGCATACCAGACCGACCGCACCCTCAAAACGTTTTAAGCATGCATGGATGTTTCCCTCTAGGAGATCAGAGGTTTCTGGACAACGGCGTAAGCCGTCCATCAACCTCCGTCGGGCGAGGTGCGAAGCGTAGATTAGCCCACCGGGGCTTTTCGTTACGATTCGACACTTCAACCCGAGCTCCTGAATGATCTCAACGGAAGCGCGCGGAGGACCGTCCAAATTACGGACGTACTCCTCTGCGCGTGCTAGGACCTCGAGCTTCGACTGCTCAAGGTTCCAAGCTTCCGGATGAGCCCATTCTGGTCTGGAATCATTCAGACCAAGAGGGTCAACACCCATGTCAAGAGCCACTTGCTCTTGGACCCAGTGTGTCAGCCCGCCCTGTTTTCGAGTAAACTCGAGACAGGACGAGTCGCTGAGTGAAGAGAACTCAGGGGGAGGGTTAGCAACCCCTCCTCTGAGAAACCTCTCCGCCCAGCGGCGCCCAAACCTCCTGATTTTCATCAGAAGGTCCGGGGCTGTAACACTGGATGACAAGAGGGCCTCCCGATGCGCCTTTAGAGAATTTGATCTCTCTAGGATCGCTGGTAACGGGAGAGCCCTCTTTGCCATAGAAAGCGCCGCCACGAGGTTACGTGGCAGCACTTTCGTGCCCAAGAGCTCATGGTGGACCTCGCGGTCTTCAAGCCAAGCAATGCGACACTCTCCAAGGAAATCCTTGAGGAGTTTGAGAGCA